CGTCGCCGCCTTCCCTTCCTTGAGGAAGGAGAGACAGAGCGAGACGAGGGGCGCATTGGTGCGGCTCAGGATGAACTCACCCGGTTTGACCTGCGCCCTCATCTCCGCAATCGTCGCCTCTTCCACTGAGCCCTCGATCGCGCCCGGAGCCCACTCGATCTCCGGAACGATCTCCTTCGCCTTCTCGACAACCTTGCGGCAACACCGGTAGCACACGCTCAGCGGCAGGATCTTCGCGTCAAGCCGGTTCACGATGTTGTCCACGGCCGCCGAATCCGCTCCACGGAAGCGATAGATGGCCTGGCGCGGATCGCCGACGGCGCAGATCCGGCCGTTCGACTTGACCGCACGCATGGTGAGCTCGATCTGGCATGGGTTGAGATCCTGGGTCTCGTCGACGAACACGCGATCGAACTTCCTCTGCCGGAGGTCCAGGACCACCGGAAGCCAGATCATGTCGTCGAAGTCGATCATGCCGTCGCTCGTGTCGCCACACTGAGCCATGACCTCGTACGCATCCTTCACGAACGCTTCCCGGAGCTTCGCTTGGAGGTGCTCTTCCAGAATGACTCCCTGGAACGGAGAGCGCCCCGGGTACTCGATACCGAAGCTGTCGATGAGTTCGTCGATCTTCTGCTCGTCACCCGCGATGGATCCCTTGGCCAGAGAGACCGTCTTGACGAGATCGAACCGGAACGGTTCCGCGGCCTCCTCGGCTTCCTCCCGGTTCATCCCGAGTTCCTTGCCGATCGCGACGATGATCTTCGGCAGCGCGAGCTCCATGTCGTCGATGATGCGGTGCACTCGGTTGTTCTCGATGCGGAGCCGGCCGAGCGTCGCGGTGATCGTCTTCAGGCCGTACGAGTGAAGCGTCGAGACCTCGACGCCGCGAGGAGCTTTCTTCTTGAGCTCTTCGGCGATCGACTTGTTGAACGCGACGAAGAGCGTCGAGAAGCCCGGAGGGATGTACCTCATCGACTCGACGATGGTGGTCGTCTTGCCGCTGCCGGCCACGGCCTTGATGACCGTGTGCCCCGAACCGTTGGCCACATCCTCGAAAACAGCCTGCTGATACTTGCTCCACTTGGTCATGACGGGATCTCCTTTTCCCTTGGTGCTGGGGCGGGGTTCACCCGCCCCGTTTCCGGATCAGACAAATTCTACGCGCCGGTCTCCAAAATCTTCCCTGCCTCAGAACGGAGGCTTCGGACCCCCAGCCGTTCCACCACCACTGCTCGTCGAGGAACCGGTACCGCCGAGCATTTTCAAGCGCTGCTTGAACGTGCTCGTGTCGACCGGCTTGGACAGCGTGACTGTTCCGCCGGTGACGATTTCGAGCTTGGACTGGCCCATCTTCTTCGATCCGTCCTTGTCCGTAAACGGCTCCGGCGCGGTGACCCGGCACGGGACCTTGTTCGTGAAGATGTCGTCGAGCTTGTCGATGTCGTCCGGTCCGGTGCCTTTCCATCCGAGGAGACGTAGCCGCTCGTAGGCGTAGGTCTGCGCTCCTTCGGTGAAATACAAGAACGTCGTCATCTCGCCGACGCTGTTGTTCTGAGCGTCGAACAACTCCATGTTGATCGCGATCTGGAGATTTCCGGCGTTCGTTTCGCCGAACTGCACGCCGCCCTTGACTGCTTTGCCTTCGTAGTTTCCTGCCGAGATCATTGTTTGTTCTCTCCTTGCTTTTTCACGGTGATTTCTTCGTGTCTCGCCGCGACGCGATTACGCGCCTCGACGATCATTCCAGGGTTCGCTCGCAGATACTCGTGCACCTGCTCGCTGAGTTTTTTGTCGCCGATGTCGACGAGCATCGCATCGATCTCTTTTCGAAGCGTTTCGGCTCGCTCGGCATCAGCCGCTCGCGCCTTGGCAAACTCGTCCCACGAGAGCAGAAACCGCTCCGGAAACATCGTGGTTCCGCGCGCCTTGGCATCGTAGGCGGGACAGCGTTGGGTGTACGCCCAGCGTACGCCGCTGGTGACCGCCTTGGAGTCTCCGCCGACTTTTTGATGGGAGATGTCCTCGCGACAAAATAGCACGAAGTCGCTCCAACCTCGGAGGAGGCCAGCGATCTTCTCACGCATCGAAATCTCGAAGCGATCGAATCCTGGCCCCGTAGGGTCGTCGAAGTGTTTCACCTTCATGTGTCCAATGAAGACGATCGCGTGACCCGAGAGCCACACTCGTTCGAGGGCCGCGAGCATCTCTCGCCACCGGGTGATGGCGTACGTCTCTCCTCGTCCGTACCCACCATCCCACTTGTCGATGGTCGTACCCGGAAAGAACTCCGAGTTTCCCATATGCTCGAGATCTCCCACGACGTCGATGACGAGCGTCTTGCATTTTACCTGCTTCGTCTCGACAGCGCCGATCCATTCCATCGTTTCCGTCCAGGTCTCGGGAACCACTCGCTGCACGTCGTAGTTGAAGCTCCCCCTGTTGACGTCCAGAAAGAACGGTTCCGGGGCGCCTGCCGCAAACCTCGTTTTGCCAATCCCATCACCGCCGTACACGAGCACGCGCGGTTCTCGGTTCTGTTTTCCGCCGCTGATTTTCTTCAAGTCGATCATTTTGTCCTTCCTTCGTAGTGGGTATCGAGTAGCGCGAGCGCCTTCCGGAGCACCTCGCGCAAGTCGCGTTTCCCCCAGAACGTCACGGCGCTCGAATCATCATCCCCGGGCCTGTGACGGAACGGCCCCTGAAGGTTCACTACAGGAACGTCCGGACCTGCCGATACCCGCTTGATCGCCGGGTCTCTTGTGGGGTCGAGGTACGGTGATCCTTTCACCGCAAAGTCTGTTGGCACGCTCGTAGGCAGCTCCAAGTAGAAGCGCAAACCGGTGAAATTGTGTCCGTCGATTTGCTTCGCGATGATCTCAATCCGGTCCGTCATCTCTTCCGCGTACACGTTGACTCTCATAGATGGCCTCTCTCAAATGGGGTTGATCAGCTCACCGGCCGCCTCGGTCTCGACGATGGCGTCCACTCTACCGCCGAGCGAGAACGTTCGCGACGCTGCGCCAGTCTCCGGGTTCACGAGCGGGATCCGGAACGTCTGCTCGATCGCGATGATCCCAGTCGGTTTGCCCCACCGTGCGGCGTACCCAGTGAGCATCGCCTCTTCCTTCGCACGCACGAACGGATCCTCGGTCTCGAGCGCCTTCTTCGCGGCATCGAGATCTCCGCCGCTGCGACGGTAGACGTCGAGCGCCGCGTGAATGCTGTGCCCAGTAGTGAGCGTCTCGGCTTTCTTGACGGGCCGCATCCGCAGCACGTAGCGGAGTTGGAACTTGCGCGGACACGAGCGATAGGCGCGCATCGCGCTCTGCGTGAGAAGGCTCGCGTCGTCGGTCAGCGTCGTCGCCACACCCTCGTCGGCGAGCTCTTCGTGGATGTCTTCTTCGAAGCGGAAGAAGAGCGGATCGTTGAGATCCATCATGCCCGCGCAAACCGAGAGGTAATCGCACTCGCGTCCCCAGGACACACATGCGTCAACATTTCGAGGGTAAATTTGTAGCCGCCGCGCGTCGCGCATGAGCGTCGCGGTGTTCCACATATCCTGCGCGGCTTCGCGCTCGTCAGCCTCGAGCCGGACGATGACGCCGCGGGCGTAGAACTTCTCGGGAGCCTCTGCGATGGCTTCGAGGCAGCGGGCTCCGTACTCTTCGGGCGTTTCGGGGCGAGACTGAACCACGTACCCGGCTTCGGCGTCGCCGGTCTGGCGCCACTTTTTGCCGTCCTTCGTCTTCACGCGCTGGCCGGCGGCGTCGAGCACGATCTTGAGATTGTTCTCGTCGAGGAGCGGAACGTTTGAAGGTTGCTGCATCGGGCGCCGCAAGACATCGTAGATACATCCATGAGGATCGTGTCCGAGCTTGCGAATCGCAGGCAGGTATAGAGAGAGCTGCGGATCGAGCGTTGTGCGCTTCCAGAACGTGCTGCCGGACTCAATTGACTCGGACGAGGTCTTCGTCTCCCATAAATAAACTTTCACTTCATAGCTCCTTTCACCGGAGTAGAGAGCGCGCGCTCAATGCCCCATACGTTAACTCGTTTCACAAGTGCGCTTCTCGATATACCGAGACGTAGCGCCCAGTCTGTTAAGCACGCGACCTCTCCGTTGTGCGTCAACGTTACGTTTGCGCGCCGATTCCGCTGTTGATCTGTTCGAGTTGCCCAACGACAATTTTTGTCACGACCAGCGCCGACACACAGATTGCAGACACCGCACTCGTAGCCGCGATTGTTGTCGATCCGATCAAGCGTCAGTCCGGCCGGCCTGGGACCCATGTCCTCCAGAAACGAATCGAAACTACGCCAGCGCGCGCAAACACCGATACCACGATCAGAGTAATTCTTCGCTGTCTCTGTGCCTCGTTTACCATCAACTCTAGCGAGCATATTTTGCCACGATGAATACGTCGGACTATCAGATCCGGCGCGCGCGTGTCCGTGACGAATCTTTGAGCATCCACACGACGTCGTATTGCCAGAGAGGAGATTGTTCTGACGAACCACGACTGTCTTGCCGCAATCGCATAGACAGGACCACATTGCGCGGCCTGCGACTCGCTCCGCTGAAGCCGTAACAAACAGCCTACCGAATCTTCTTGTGAGAAGATCTGCGTCTCTTTGTTTCACGTTTTCTCCCCGAACCAGATGGACGACTCACACGTATCATCGTGCTGGCTGATCGCTGACCCGGTGAAAAATATCTCTGCGCATCTCCCGCACGTGAGATCGAATCCGATGTTCTTGCACGCCTGAACGAGCTTGCTGAACTCAAGGCGGGACCCGTCCCGAAATCTCCGTATCAGCTCCGGCGCATACAACCCCTCGACAGCCGCGTTGTACGTGACGAACGGACGCTCCCGAGTCGTGAAGCAGTTGTCGAGCGCGTACTGCATTCGCTTGACGAATGCCTCGTCGCTCAACGCTGGCACGAGCGCCTCCCACTCCCAGGAGTTGCAGCACAACTCGGCAACTTCAGCGGAAGTAACGTTGCCGCGCTTGGCGAGATCTCGGATCTCGGGGCGAACGCGAGGCTTGAGATCCTCAAAGAAATCGCTCATGACCACTCTCCGTCCTCTTCCTTGATTCGATAATTTCTCTCGATCTGAAACGTGAGTTCTACGATGTTTTTTCCTGCTCTCGCACCGAGCCCTCCAGATGATGCCTCGGCAGCGTCGGTGTCGTTCTCCTCCAGCATGTTGATAGCAGCCTCAAGCAAGTTGCAGGCCACGGATCTTAGTTCTTCGATTTCTGGAACAGCGTTCTGATTGCGCCAAGTCCAGCCAAGAAACACCATCACGTTGCGCACCCTCTCGAAGTTGAACTCGGCGACAATGTCTCCCGCTTGTTTCAGCAACTCGTCGCGTGTGCTCACGATGCCACCTGCCTCACCTTGAACGGCAACTCCTTCGCGTCGTCGACCGCCATCCTTCGCCACCAAATTTTCTCCTCTGGACTCCAGCGAAATCCGTGGCTCTTCACCACATCCTTCATCTCGAACGGCGCAAGCGAGTGGAACATCGCCTTCGGCCGCATCGCGTGCACGAGCATCGCTTCGAGATCGTGTCCCTTTTCGGCGAGCCGAGTCAGGATGCGCGAGAGCGTGTCGACGTCCACCATCGCGCGATGCGCGCTCGCGACACCGAGCCCGAGCGAGAGCGCAAGGTGTGCGAGCGAACCGCCCCGGCCGCCCTTGTTGCTGTTTGGCCAGGTGATGTCTTCCTCGGAGCAGACCCACGGACGTCCAAAATCCGGCGTGAATCGCCGATCGAAGTCCGCGTGATGCGCGATGATGATCTGCGCCGGTTCGATGATCCATCGGACCGCGCTCCACACCCGCTCCGCTTCGCGCGCCTCGGGGAGCATTGTCGCCGGAATCCCGTTCGTCGACTGTGCCTCGTTCTCGGCGGGACCTCGAATGAGGCTCGCGAAGCTCGCGACGGGTTGCGCGTGCTTCACATCGAAGAGCGTTACCGCTACCTCGATTGTCCTGTCTCGCGCTGGATCGAGCCCCGTGGTCTCCGTATCGATCAGGGCGGCGTATTTGATACGCACATCTCCGGCTACGGAACGATTTTCGTCCGCCAAATCACACTCTCCTTTTCTCTCAGCTCAACTCTCTGGGACCGAGGTTAGACGCCAACGTGGACCTTGTCAACAAAAAGAGAATCGGGTAGGTTTCCGGCATGGAAAACGCCGCCGAAGTCCTGGTCTCGACGCGCATCAGCAAGTCTCTGCACGCCAAGATCGTGGAACGACAAAAGGAAGCGAAGAAACGGACCGGAATCGAGCCGAAGATCAGCGCGGTCTTGCGCGCGATGCTCGAGGAAGCCGCGGAAAGAAACGGGAGAAAACGATGAACACCTGCACCGGTTGCGGCACCCCGAACTGCTCGCACCTCTGGCCTCATCAGAAAAAATGCTGTCCGGACTGTTCGCATTTGAGTTCGCTCGCGGAAGAGGTGAGATTCATCGGACCGAGAGACCTCGTCCGTAGCCCGAGCGGTTTGCCGATGCTCATCCAGAAAAATGCGATCTGCAACGCGCCCGGGAGCGCAGGAAACTGATGACACTCGCTTTGCGCTTCTGGAACTGGGTCGGATGACAAGGCTCACCGAACACGAGATGCTCATCACGATCGCCACGATGGCGATCAAGATGGACGACCTTACTTGGCACGACGTCATCGAGACACTGCGAGCGCATGGGTACGCGCATGTGGTTGCGGAAGCTCGTGAATCTGTCGAAGAGTCACAGCGCAAACCATGACCGGTCGCCTCACTCGCGCCGATCTTTCCCCCGATCAGCGTCGCGTCTACGGGTCGATGCTCGACTGGATCCGCACGCCGAACAGTCCTCTGCTTACTGTTGGTGGGGTGGCCGGGTCGGGCAAGAGCACGTTGCTCAGCCTCTTCGCCCACGAGATGAAGAATCTCCGCGTCGCATACATCTGCTTCACCGGTCGAGCTTCCAGCGTACTCCAGAGAAAATTTCAATCGAGCGGTGTTCTCACGACCAGCCGCGCATGCACTGACGACGACAGCAAGCTCAACGGACCGTGGGGCCACCTCTTCTACTCGCCAGGTAACATCGAGGCGAGCTACCCGTTCTGCGGCACCATCCACCGCCTGCTCTATCGTCCGTTCATCGACAGCGTGACCGAGGAGCTACTCGGATGGGAGAAGCGAACGGAACTCGATCGGAACTATGACCTCGTCGTGCTGGACGAGGCGAGCATGGTCGACGCTCGCATTGTCGCCGACATCCAGCAGCACGGCGTTCGCATTCTCGCCGTCGGAGATCATGGTCAACTCCCGCCGGTGATGAGCGAGGGCTCACTCGTCTCCCGCCCGATGCTGCGCCTCGAGAAGATCCATCGACAGGCCGAGGGGAGCCCAATCATCCAGCTCTCTCGCGTTCTGCGTGAGGATGGGCGCCTGGCACGTGAACTCGCGGACGGCGACCATCTTAGGTTCGGTAGCGCGCGCGACATCACGCACCCGTCGCTCGCCGCGATGCTAACCAGAGAAAAGCTCGACGCAGCGGTGCTCTGCTGGCGCAACGCCACGCGCGT